GCAGGCGCGGAAGGGAAGCTGGTCCGGCGGGTCGCCGGTCGGTCCGATCAGGTATCCGGCCAGCGGCGTCGAGGGGCCGTAGCCGGAAAACTCGTAGGTCCACACCTCGCCGCCGACCGTCAATTGCACCGTCCACCAGGGCGAGCCGCCGGCGGAATACGTGATGAGCCACGCCACCGCCGTGTCGGCGTAACCCCACGTGTCCGGGCCGTAACGGGTCAATATCCACTGTCCGGGCCGGCTGGCCCCCGGCAAGGCGGCCTGGACGCGGAACCTCGGTATCCACTGGTAGCTGCATGACGCACACAGCGGATATTGGTTGTTGCATGGGCCAGGATCGCACGGACAGCATTTGGAGAGCAGCAGGCCGCTAACTGACATTAAGGCACCCCCCGTCGATCCCGTTGGGGATTTCCATCCAATATTCGACGGTGCCGTCGGCCAGCGTGAGCGGGCGAAGCTCCACCAGGGTGTCGTCGGGAATCGGCCGCAGCGTGAACTCGGCCGAGGCTGTCGTCAGGCTGTTCTGCGCCACGCCGTTGCCGTTTACCGAACCGGCCGCCCCGGTGTTGCGGTCCTCGTTGCGGTTATAGGCGACGCCCTCCAGACCGCCCGGCACGTCCGACCAGCCGCCGTAACCGGCGGAAGTTTTGACCACCTGGACAAACTCGTACGTCCACCGGTTGGCCCCCGCGGCCGACGAGGAAACAATCCGGGCCTCGATGTGCCCGACCGCCGCCGGCGGCGAGTGAAGGTGCCAGTAGCCGTCCGTCGCCCGGATGATCGTCACCACATCCGACGTGGTGAGCGGAGCGGCCGACGACACCCGGTCCGGCATGGCGTAGACGGTGGATATGGGCATGTCGCCTGTGGAGACTCCACGGGCGTCGCACGGCTGCATCTCTAGCGACACGCCGGACGTGTAGGGCGACACGGGGCGGGCCAGTAGACGAGGAAGCCAGTGCGGCAGTCGCTCCACCAGATGGGCAATGTCCACGCCGAGAACCATGACGGACCCCGCCCGCGTGATGACGATGGACCCGTCGCTCCCCAGGTTGTTCAGGGCGACCGCGGACTCCGCCATGGCGTTCAGTTGGCGACGGGCCGCGTCGGACAGCCCTCCGCCGAATTGACCGATGGATATACTCATAGGACACTCCTTTTACGCCGGCCAGAGGGCAAGCGCGTCAAAATTGACCATACGATAGACCTGCACCTGTTTTCGCTCGCCGCCGATCTTTCGGGTTCCGTCCTTGTCCTTGTACCAGACCTCCACGTCGTAGCCGCCGAGATCGTTGCTGAAGATGTACGTCACGTTGTACGTCCGCCCGCCGTCGTCGGAGGTATATTGAATGTCGTTCAAGAGCCAGGTGCGCGGCAAGGCAGTCTGGTCGATGTGCCACGGGCCGTCGTTTACGCAGCCAACATTTTCGATGATTTTCGTGACCAATCGCTGGTAACTGATGCGCTCGCGACGTGACACGCGAAGGTCGGGCATGATGACGATTTTCGGTATCGCCGGCGACTGGGTGTCCACCTTGCCCGCCTCATCCGTCCAACTGACTTTCACGTCGTTGCCTTCCCAGTCGCGGGTGGTTGTGACCTGCCGGCCGCCGGCCGAGCCGGAAATGCTGCTCTCGCCGAAGGTCGGCTCGTCGGGGTCGTCGGGATTCCCCGACGCCGGCGGCATCTCCAGGCGGGCGTAGGACACGTCTACCTCGTAGACCGCCAGCCTGTCGCTGGAGGATTTGCCCAACGGGCGCTCGCGGACGCGATCCACATAGAGCCCCGGCCACTTGGGATGCGCGGCCCCAAGCGTCATGATGCCCGGATACTCGGCATCGACAAGCCCCGCCAACGAATCGAATTGGCCGAAACCATCCCCAGGAACGCCACTGATTTTGATGCGCAGGCTGGCCGATAACGGACCCGACCGATCCCGCTCGCGGGATGTCGCTTCCAGAATTCCGATTTTTATCATACAGACTCCAATTCTGCCGCCGCCGGCGGCGTAAGGGATAACAACCTCTTGCACGCCGCCACGCGGCGGCGTATGATTTTCGGCTAAAGATGCAATAAAGGAGAAATCATGATTGAATTCACATGCCCATCATGCGAGGCGCGTTTTCAAGTCCAAGACGAGTATGCCGGGAAAAAAGGCCGTTGTACTCGATGCAAAACTTCCTTCAATATTCCAATGCCAACAGAACTCGCGCAATTACAGGCAAGCATGAAAAGCGACGAGATCGCCGCCGCATTGGGCATAAAAAGCGACAATTCGCAAGTGACGCCGCGACGGCAACCAAAAGATATAACGCAACCATCATTAGACGCGATCCTTTCCGTACACTGCACCCGATGCAAGACAGCATTTCGCGAGGAAATGCCTAAGCTCTGCACCACGATAGAATGCCCACATTGCAATAGTGCGATGTCATTGCCGACTCCTGAACACTTCTACGATTTTCACACCAAAATCAGAGGGGTTACGCAGCGAGACAGTCGTGGCATAGACAGGCAGTCCGTCATTCGAACGTGCCGTAAACATGATACGCTGTTTTTGTCACGCGAACCTGATAATGCGTACGACTCAAACGCCGTTGCCGTCCTGACCCGCCGCGGGGAACGCATCGGGTATCTTAGCGCGGACCTCGCCAAAACGTTCTCTCCCATACTACGTGACGGTAAACCGTCGATCACCACGATAGCGGACATCACGGGAGATGAAATCCTTGGCGTGAATATCTATGTCATGGTCATCGGATGTAGCTTATAAGTCGTTAATAAAGACAAGGAGAAGATTTCCATGCCGAAAAATAAACGCATCATCATCGCCTCCGCTATCGGCCTGACCCTGCTGGCCGTATGCCTGACGCTCTGGCTGTCGCTGCGGACCACCATCTCGCCGGACGGCAGAGCCGCCGCCATCGCCGTTCGGGAGTTTTCCGCGAAAACGTCTAGCTATTCCATCGCCGGAGTCCGCAGAGAGCTTCCCAATCTGGCCGCGACAGTTGAACTATACCTGTCTAGCTCAATATCCAAAAAAGAACCGTATCTTTCACAATGGATCGAAGGGGCATATCAAGCCTGGAAAGATGCTGACGACACAGAATACTATGAAGAACTTTTCCAAAAATATGTATTCCCGAAAATGCTCGAAACAATTAACCATGACGACTACGCTAACGACCGTAACGCCTTATGGAAAAAAGTTAACGAGATCCACGCACAAAACAAGGCCAAACGGGGTATTTCCGGTGAATACAAAAAACTTGCGAGCGATTACGCCGCCGGCGCCTTTATGATCATCGACGAAAATCGTCGCGACGACGAAACTCTTCAATCCCTCAAAGAGCGTAAAGCGAACCTTGACATAAAAAAGGCGGACTTACGCGATAGCCTCAAAGTGATTCCGGGCTTTACCATTACTGAAAATCAATGACAGGACTCGAATTGCCATTCCTGATTTCCAGCTTTACTTCTTTGATCTCCTCCAGCAATTTCTGAAGCAGTTCGTCACGTTTTTGGTTGCTGTTCAACGCAATGTTTGACATCCAGCGATCCGTGATTCCTGCCTCTCCGATGCCGCTAGAGACTTTCATGCCGGACAATTCGTCGATCTTTCGACTTTTCGACAGGATCGCAGTAAACCAATCCGCTTGCGTGTCCGTTGCGCCGCGTTTACGGAACGCGTCTACCTGCGACTGAATTCGATCATCCGCAATCCCATATTTTTTGAGCGTTCCATCAGCCAAATCCAATAGCGACGCATTCAGCTTTGCGGTTTCCGCCTCGCCCTTGCGGGCAATGTCCTCCACCAGCGCTTCCCACTTCGTTCTGTAGATGTCGATTAGAATATCCTGCTGCTCACTGGTGCCCATAAACGCGGCAAACGCGGCGTCACGCTCCGCGTCCAGGGACGCCTTGCGTCGTTCATCGACGTCGGCGATCCCCGCAAGTCGGCCGGCGAGGACTTCCGCATCGAGTCGTTTTTGCAGATCGGCCGTCAACTGCATGGACTTCACTTCGGCATCCGTCGGCTTATCGACGATGAGAGATAATGCCGACGTTCTATTTTTCATGATTAGCGTTAAATATCCATTTAGTTCATCCGCCTGCCTTTGCCATTTATCTTCGCCAATGGCTTCTGGCACTATGTCATTGAGCGATTTTTTTCGCCGATTATAATCGTCTAAGTATCGCGCATACTCATTATCGACATCATCCCTCGCCAGGTCGGCTGGCGACATCTCACGGCGACTAATGAGCTTCTCTAGGGCTTCTATTTCTTTTTTCGTGCTACCTCGTAAATCACTAGCTACCAGGCCTTGTTGTGTGTACCATTCCGCGATCTTCTTCTTTTCCGCGTCGCCGGTAATTTTGTCGATAAGATCATCAATTACTGTCGCCAGTGCGCCAAGGCCGAAAGGCAGCCTTTTCATTGCTGAATCAATTGAATCACCATTCTTCTTAAAAACATCCGCTAAGCCATCCATGGCGCCGACAAGCGCTGTAGCGGCGCCGGCGACAAAGGCAATTTTTCCGCCAACACGCAGAGCAGACATCAGCCCACCACTGACGCTACCGCCGTCATCTCGGGCGACCGCGTCGTTTTGCCGGGTCAGCTCTTCCTCGTGCAGCCGCTGGCGCATGGCGGACTCGGTTTTGGCAATCTGCGTCAACGCCTCCTGATCATCCTTATACCGCTCGCGATAGCGGGCCATTAGGCCTTCCAACTGCTGAAGCGAACGCTCGTACGCGCTCATTGTCTTCCCGCTCTCGGCGAGAGTCAATGCCGCCATCGCTTTGGACTCGTTTGCGAGTCCCTGGCGAAGTTCACGGAAAATTGCCGATCCTTTCTTCGCGCCGGAAGCAAACGCGTCGGTGTCCATGCGGAGGACGGCGGACAATGCTCTACTGGCCATACTAGAAATCTCCTGTATCCCCGCCCGTGCCAAGCACGGGCGGGGATCGGTTAAAGGCGCCTACGGGTTACTCGTCAGACTCTTCCTCGTCCTCATCCTCATCCGTGTCGCCCAGTTCGGCCATGGCGATGCGTTTACGCACGGTCTGGCTGTAACGGTAGCGATGATCCGGCAACGGCGACGTGGAGTTCGTCTGGTGCAAAAGACACATCAAATCGGCCCAGCGGAACTCGACGGATGCGGGGCCGCGGGGTTGGAGGAGTTCGCGGGCTTTCCATAAGACGAACTCCTCGGGTGAGATCGTTTCTTGCGCGGCCTCGACGCTCATGCCTAGCCGTTCGGCGAGGTCAAACCAGAACATGAGACCAGGCCGCGCGATCAGTTTTTTACGGCTTTCTCCACCGCGTCATCGGCCGTACTCGTATTCACTTGCATCGCCTTGCGGAGGACGTAGTCGGCGATAGGACGAGGTAGATTACGAAGGAATTCCAAATGTTCGGGAATATCAGCACAGAACATTTGAATTCCGTCGGCATTGCAGATATATATTGCCAGTGATCGGGCGCGAATGCTGTCGTTATCATCATCACGCATGTTCGCGATTTCCAAGCGGTCCATCTCGCGACATGTCAATCGGCGCACATGCGTTTCGCCGCCCATTTCCGGCACGGAAATCCGCAACACCTTTCGTGGCTTTTTCGACATCGCGATAAAATCCTCGAGGGTCAACTCTCTCATCATGTTCACATCTTCAGTCATTGCAATATCCTTTCAGCGTCACATTGACGCCATTCAGTGGTCAGCCGCCGGGCGAGACGGTCTCGCCCGGATCAGCCGGCGGCCGAACAAAACATCAGACGGAGAAGACACGGATGCAGGCTGTAGACGGAAGGCTGTAGGCTGTTAGGCGTTTAGGCTGTTAGACTGTTCGGTGCAGGCTCATGAGACATTAGGCCCAATCGTTCCGTTCGGCGCCGAACAGTCTAACAGCCTAAACGCCTAACAGCCTATCGTCTACGGCGTCGGCGGCGTGATCGACGGGCCGGGGGGCGTCGCGACGATTTCGCCGGTCAGCGTGATCGTCGCCGACATCGTAATGGCCGCTTCGGGCGCGGACATCTCCGTGGACAGCGCCGACACGAAGCCCGGCACAAGCATGGTCGCGTTGTCGGGGTAGACGACGCGATAGTTGCGCTCGGCGCCCTTGAGGCCCCGGAGCTGCATCATCGCGGGCCCGTCGTAGACCAGCCCCAGCGTGATCGTTCCCGACCCGCCGAGGCCGGGGATGTACTCCCGCTCGTCGCTGTCGAACGTGGTGACTTCCACCTGGTCCGCCGAATAGGTCGGGCCGGACAGGCTCCTGACCTGGGCCACGCGGACCCACGTTCCCGGCGTCGTCGCATTCTCGACGTCCAGCCGGCCTTTGATACTGAGATACCCATTCGATTTTCGTGCCATGATGGCGCTCCTTTCAGCCGCGCGGCCACCTCGCCGCGCGGCCACATGGCCGCGTGGGCGCAGACCGCCGCTTCGCGGCGTTATTCGTCGTACACAATCGTGAAATCCACCGCCCGGCCGTAGCGGGGGATTTGCATCAGGTCGAGGTTGGGGTCGTGGACGTCGCTGTCGGCGATGACGAACAAGGCCTCCATGCCCTCGGGAATTTCCACCCGTTCGCTTTCGTCGTCGCTGGCGAGCAGGGCGGCCGCTTCGATGAGGGCCGCGGATAACTCCGCCGCCTTGTCGTAGGTTTCGGCCCATACCGTCACGCGAAATTGTCCATGAACGGGCGTAATCATGGCCCCGCGTCCGTCGAGCGTATACTCGCGGCGGGTGGGCAATCGGCGGTAGGCCGCGTAGGGGGCCGGCTGCTGCGCCCGCTCCAGTTGGGCGTAGACCGGGAATACGTCAAAACCGGCAACGCCGGCGGCGGCAGACAGCACACCGGACAACCATTCTCGCAACACATGTTCGATCATCGATTCTCCTTTGTCGCGACAGCCAATAACCGTCAACCCAACAATGACGCACCGTTATTGCCGGCACTCGATTGATTCCATGGGGACAACAGGTCGTCGAACCATTGTTGGATCACGCGGGCGGCGGCGGCCTCCACCGCGTCGAACGCGGGGCGAAGAAACGGGCGAGGCTCCGTCATCTCGCGGTTATCCGCCTCGACAGCGACGACGACTCGTCGCATACGGTCGGTCCGAATCTTTTCGCTCTTACGGAATTTCGCCATCACGTCGCGTTCTTCATATCTCTTTTCAGGAGTGTCATACACATGCCGGTTCACTCGAATATAAAATCCGCCATCCTTGTACCGTTTTCGTACGCTGAACTTCAGTCTGTTCGCGTACGACGCTCTCGACCCTCTCTCAATTACGCCACGTCGATATTCTTCGATTGCGCCTTCTATGTCGTTACCTTCGACGGCCAGAATAAAATCTATGGTTTCCGCTCTCTTGCGGGCGATCCGGTGTCCGTACTCCACGAAATTCGCGTAGAACGGATCAGACCGGTTTCCGTAAATCGCGCTTTTTCCATGCCTGGAGTGGGCGGGAACGCTGACGGACACGTAATATCCGCCGCGCGGCGACTTATGAAACTCTATCGCGATCGACTCGCGCAGCCGTCCGGTCCGAACCGGCGCGTACTCTTCTATCGACTCCTTAATCACGCCCGCCGCGTCATAGAGCACCTCGCGAATCTTCTCCGCGGCCACCTGCTCGCCCATGCGGGCCAGCAGGCCTTCAAGGCGGGCGGCGTCCGTATCCGAAACATGTACATAACACAACGGCACTACGTCTCCTCCTGACGCGTATGGCACACCAGTTCCAGCGCCTCGCGGGTCTGGGTGGTATCCACAATCGTCGCGATTTCCAGCGTCATGCCCCGGTAATAAATCCGGTGATCGAGGTCCAGCCCCGGCCGCCAGCGGATCAACAGGCGATACGTGCCGATCGGAAGCACCTGCTGACCCCGCATCGCCTGACGGGCTGACACCTGTTCCACCTTCGCCCAGATCATGGGCAGACCGAACTCGGGCAGTCCGGCGTCTGGCGTCGGGTACGTTGCCACGCGCTGTCCGCCCGCTTCATGGTGCCATGTGGGCGACAGCAGATGAATTCGTTGATTGATCATCCCGGCGGGAATCATATAGGGTTATACCTCAGTCCTGGAGGAGCCGACGATAATGGCTTTCAGGGCCAGGGGGACATTGTGCAGCTGCTGCGCGGTCGTCGCGTCCCGGTTGGACCGGTAGTGGTTGGCCAGGGCGTAGACGGCGATCGTTTCGGGCGGCGTCGGCGGCGACGCCGCGAAATCGCGGCCCGTCATGACGCAAAAGTATTTCTCGGCGGCGTCGAGGGCCAACTGGAGGTCCTCGTCGGTGTCGTACGTGTCGTCGATCCGAAGCCACGACCGCATCCGTTGGATTTGTAAAACGCTCATGTTCACTCCTTGAGCCGGCAGACTGTAGGCCGAAGGCTGTAGGCTGTAGGCTGTAGTCTTTAGGCTGTAGGCTTTAGGCTGTAGGCTTTAGGCTGTAGGCTGTAGGCTGTAGGCTTATGAGTCTATAGGCCTAATGTCTCATGAGCCTGCGCCTACAGCCTACAGCCTTCGGCCTACAGCCTGCCGGGCTATGCGATTTTCGTTTCGTGCGACACGTCGCGGGGGCCGAGGGTCTTGGTCCAGGCGGTTTGATCGTCGACGCGGGCGCGGATGAGGGTCAGCAGCCGGTCGCGGGTGGTGCTGGGTCCCAGCTCCTGGACAGCCTGCGCGACGCCCTGGGCGTTGCGCTCCAGCGTGGCGTAGTGACGCCGCTGGCGGAGGTACGCCATGCCGACGAACCCCAGGACCGCGCACGCGGCGACGAGCGCCACGGGCCAGCCCGAGCCGTCCAGATTGAGCACGGTGGACACCGGCCGGCTGTCGCCGCCGGCCCACGAGGTGTGCGTCTGGCTGACCGTCTGCTCGGTCGTGTCGGTGCCGATCCCGCTCAGGTCGGCGACGCCGGTGCCCGAAATCGGGGCGGAAACGCCCGCCACGGACACGGCGGCGTCCAGATCGACCTCGGAGCCGACCGCGACGAGCGGTTCGTTCTCCGGTCCAATCCGGCCCGTGCAGGCGGCCAGGACCGGCGACAGGCACAGCAGCAGCGCCAGGCCCGCGCCGCGTTTGAGCAGTTGGCCCGCCAGCGGGGCGAGCATCCCGGCCAGCTGCGCGGCGATGTTCAGCGTGAGGGCGGCGGCGCGGCGGGTCTCGGTCTGGGCGACGTACACATTGCGGGCGGCCTGGCTGTTGCCGACGGCCGCGAGAACTTCGGGACTGGGCGGCGTGCAGGCGGGCACGGACACCCAGACGTCGGACGGATTCAGGACGTTCCGCCGCAAATCCTCATGCGACAACTCGCCCGATTGCATCATGGCGATGGAACGATCCAGCGCGTCCCGCAGCTCGATGGCTTTAGTCAAGGTCAGCGTCGTCATCCGCCACCTCCTGTCCTGTGGTGTGGGGGCTGCCGAGATCACGGGCCTTGTATCGCTCGTAGGCGTCCAGCAGGGCGCTGGCGGCCTTGACGGCTGCCTTCGCCGACTCGACCAGCCGCGGCTCGACATCGAGCTTGTCCAGCCTCGCGGCGGCGTTGGCCCGGAGCTCGGCGGCCAGCGCCCGCGTGTCGGCCCGGAGCTGCGCGGCCTGCCGCGTCTGGCCCGAGGCCTCCAGGGCGTCGGCCCAGGACTCGGCGGCGGGCTGCGCCGCCTGGACATACAGGCCGATCGCGCGGCAGTCGGCCGCGACGAACTCCCGCTCGGCCGCCGTCATGCAGCCGCCGGCGGCGGCGGCGAGAAACAGCAGCAGCACCGTCAGCAGCAATAGTGCCAGCATGCGCCGGGCGAGTTTTTTAACGGGAAACCCCTCGCCGGGCTCGTGGTCATACACGTTCATGGGACGTCCTTTCCGCGCTTCGCGCGAGTTGTTGAATCTGTTCGGACAGTTTCGTCATCGCCGCCGTGTTCGCCTGGAGAGTCGTAATGAGCTGCTCCCGGTCGAAACTGACCTCGCGGAGCGCCGCGGCGTACTGGGCCGCCCGCTTGTCGGCGCGGATGTGCAGCACCATCTGCACCACAAACGCCAGGGCCAGCACGCCAAACGAGCCGCCCTCCAAAAATGTCGGGATCGCGGTTTCCATTCTGTGTCTTGTGAAAAAACGCTCATGTCGGCGCCTGCAGCCTACAGCCTACAGTCTAACGCCTGCCGCGGGCATGGTTGCCGTCGAGCCGCCGTCGATGAGGAGGCCGCGGTCGTAGGCCGTGCCGTCGCCGACGATGCCGAAATCGCCCGTGCCGGCGTTTTCGAAATATCGCCTCGACACCGCGTCCCACATGCAGGGGCTTGGCGCGGGGACGCGGGACCAGGTCGTGTCGCCCTGGGGCACGGGGATCAGGTCCAGCCGCAGCGGACGGTACGGGTCCGTCGTGTCGTAGTGCCGATAGCGGTAGCAGACGGCCCGCATGCGCTGCGCGGAGACCGCGACGTTGTCGTTGAGCCCGCCGAGCACCAGGGAGAGCGGCGCCCCCGGCCCGCCGGTGGTGAACGCCGCCGGCGGGAACGGAGTCCCCAGCGCGGCGCCGTTCAGCCGGAACACGCCGCCCTGGGCGTCCACGACGTTCCGGGCCAGGTTGGCGTTGCCGCCGGGCGCGGCCAGCGTCGTATACGTGTTGCCGTAGTTCATGCGCCAGCGCTGCTGGAGATTGTTCGCGTCGCCGCCGACGGCGAACCCGAAGTTGTACTCGTTGATCGACCGCCGAGCGCCGAAGATCGTGAAAATCGGCGACACGCTCGTCAGCGCGAACTCCATCACGATACGCGTGCCCAATCCGTCCGCGGGCAGGCCGGTGTCGATGTATTGTTCGCCGGTGAAGATCAGGCCGTACACATTCACCGTCCGCCCGCTGCCGTCGATGAGCCGGGAGGCTCCGTTTCCGTCGATGTTCATCGTGAGTTTCCTTTCTTCGTGGGAGAAGCGACAAGTGACAAGCGACCAGCGACAAGAGAAGGCAAGAACCGGCGTGCTTCGCCGCTCGCGCGGGAGGCGAATGTTTTGAACGCCATCATGTTCCTTCTCTGGTCGCTTGTCACTTGTCGCTGGTCGCTTCTACGGGCCTAATCTTTCATAAGCCTGCGCCTACAGCCTACAGTCTACAGTCTAAAGCCTGGCCTCTACGGGGCTCCGAACTGCACCTTGGGCAGATTCGCGAACGTCGTCACGCCGTCGCCGATCGCGACGTTTCTGGTGTCGGCCGACAATCCCCATTCGCCGTCGTCGAGCACGGTGACGGCTTCGGCGGCCGGGGATTCGATCCGTCGAATACGGATGGTGCCGGACAGGTTGCCCAGGTTGTCCAGCGGGGCCACGCCGTCGGGCGACCCGATGTACGCGTACGGCACGTACTGGCTGGCCAGACCGGCCAGCGCAGCCTGGATCATCTGCTGGACCTGTTCCACCGTCACGCCGTCGCCGCCGCCGCCGGCGGGACAGCCGCCCAGCCAGGCGACGACGGGCACGCAGCACGGAGCCGCCGGGGCCGGCGGCGATACGATCTTGGGTGATGGAGTCATGGTTGACCTTTCTTCGTGGGGGAAGCGACAAGCGACAAGTGACCAGAGAAGGCAGGAACCGGCGTGCTTCGCCGCTCGCGCGGGAGGCGAATGTTTTGAAATCCATAACGTTCCTTCTCTGGTCACTTGTCGCTTGTCACTTGTCGCTTGTCGCTTGTCACTTGTCGCTTGTCACTTGTCACTTGTCGCTTGTCGCTTGTCACTTGTCGCTTGTCACTTGTCACTTGTCGCAGGTCGTTGTCCTATGGAGGCGGCAAGGGAATCGTGCCCGTCAGGGTGATGTCGAGCACCACGATCGCCCGCGGGTCGAGCACCGCGCCGTTGGCCAGCCAGGACCAATGCGGCCGGTAATCGCTGCCCTCGCGGGCCAGGTGGACCAGGGCGGCGGTGCTGGACTCGTTGACGGCCACGCCGCGGCCGGGATTGACGAACGCCAGGTGGCTGTCCGTGGCCTCCTCGTCCTCGTGATACGGATATCCCCGCAGCGTGGCGGGGACGCCCGCGGCCAGGCTGGGCACCCACAGCGGGGCGCGGGTGATCGGGTCGATCAGGCCCATCAGCTTCACCGTCGTCGCCTTGGACCCGAAGAATACGGCCTCGGGCCTGTAGCGGGCGTCCATCGCGCCGATCATCATGTCCACGTCGGCGACGCCGATGGCGCCGGTCGTGCCGGGCGCCAGCCGGGCGGGATTTTTGTAGGGGTCGAATCCCGACGCCGACGGGGCCAGCATCGCCGCACGAATCGCGGCGAACAGCAGTTTGTTGAGCCGCGCCGAGAAGGCGTCGATGGCGACCAGCCCCTCGGTGTCCAGCAGGGCCGAGCCGATCAGCTGCACGTCCCGGAAATTCAGCAGCGGGTTATACACGAATTCCAGCGGGTCGATTTTGACCGGAATCCACGTGCCCTGCGTCGCGGTGTCGATGCCGCGAATGCCGGCGACGGCCGCGGTGTAGAATCCGATCCGCACGCGGGCGGCCTCCAGGCTCTTGAGGCACAGCGCCAGCATCACGTAGCGCCCCGTCAGCGGCGATACCATGAGCACCTGGAGCGGCAGCAGGCTCACGTCGATCTCCCGCATTTCGGCGTTGCCGGTTCGGAACGCGGCGTCGAATTCGCGGCGTTCGGCGAAGGTGCGGCGGACCGGCGCCTCGGGCGAACGGACGCCCTGCCGGTTCATGCGCCGCTCCAGGCCGTCCAGCCGCGCGGCCAGGGCGGCCTGGGCCGTCGTCACCGGCGTCAAATCGACCGACGCGGGCGGCGGGGGCGTCTCGGCGGGGGCCGGCGGTGCGGGCGGAGGGGCCGGCGGGGGCGTCTCGCGGCGCTCGACGGCCGTCAGCCGCTCGCCCAGGGCGGTCATGGACGCGTGCAGCGATTGCACCACGGCAAGCGGGTCCGGCCCGCCGCATGGGGGCTGACTCGCCGCCGCCGGCGGCGCGTCCGGCGTCGAATCCGCCACCTCACGCAACTCCACGATCTTGTCTCGTACCTCAGTCATCGTCATCTCGGTCTCCTTGTCGCCGGGGTTTACCGGCCTGTATGGGTCAAACCTTGCACATCCCGCGCGACGTTGCGCAGGCGGTTCCATAGCTCGTCGTCGGCCTCCGATGAAGCCCGCGAAATCACGCAGAACGTGTACGGGTCCACGGGCATCGGCGTGATCGAAATCTCGTCCTCGATGTCGGCCCGCAGAATATGCAATACGCCGCCGCGACGTTCCGACTGCTCGACATACCAGCTGGCCGACATTCCCAGCGGGCGGCCCGACCGCAGCGCCGAATGGGCCGCCACCATGTCCTTCTCGATTCCCCGCCACAGGCGAGCCGTCACGCGCAGGCCGTAGTCGTCCACGCGCAGGCCGGTGATTTCGCCGATGCCGTACATCCCGTGTTTCCACCGCAGCCGCGGCCAGGCGCCCCGGCTGCGCCACACGGCGAGCGACTCGTCGAAACATCCCCGCTCGCACACGTCCCGCCGCCGCGACAGCGTGCCGAACGTCGCCGCGTAGCCGGACACCGCGTCGCCGATCCCGTGAGGCATGACGATCGGCATTACCCGCCCCCTTGCGTGTTGGGGTCGTCGAATCGGGTCGTATACGGATTGACGAACGCGTCGCCGCTGTCATACGGGTTGTACCCGAGCCGCTCACGCACCTCGTTGGGGTTCAGGATGCGGGCGTCGATGGCCTGCTTGTAGGCGGCGATCTGCGCGGGGAAATCCATCTCCAGCAGCCGCTCGTAATCCCAGTACAGATACAGCCGCGGGGCCGGCGGGCCGGCCGGGCGGGCCAGCAGGCCCTTTTCGCTGGCCGCCCGTATCCGCTCCATCAGCGGGCCGAGCGTAAAGACCACGTAGTCGCGCCACGCCTGGTGGCTGGGGGGCGTCTGCTGGCGGATGCGCCATTCGGGCACGCGGAGGGCGGCGGCGAGGTCCTCGGCGCTCTGCCGCTTCGATTCGAGGGCCTGGGATTTTTCCGGGTCGGTCGAAATCGTCTTGAACTCCGTGCCGAACCGGAACGCGGCGATCCGGCCGCGATTGCGTCCGCCATACCGCTGCTCGAACAGATCGGCCGCCTCCCTGGCCTGCGCGTCCGTGGTGCCCTGACCCATCACGAGTATGCCGCCGGGCATGGCGCCGTTGAAAAAGAACGTGGACCCATACTGCAGCAGCGCCAGGGCCAGCCCCAGCGTCTGGCGGTGCGTGGTGGCGATGTCCCGCCCCCGATAGCCGTCGGGCGACGGCCCGGCGACATGGAAGATCGTCTCATCGCCGTAGGTTCCCTTTTCCAGACCGGCCGCGGCGGACAACAGCGTGTATTGACGGTGACCGTCCTCCAGTTTGACCTGCACGCGGGAGGGGTCCTCGACGGGGTGCAGTTCGTCGATGTATCCGCCCACATACCGCTTATGGGCATAATAATCGCCCCAGATCAGCGTGTGGTACGCGACGTGCTCACGCCATTGCTGGGCGGTCTGATAACTGTTGGGTCCCTGGGCGAACAACCTGTACTCTTGCGCCCACGTCGCGCGGTGCTGAACGACGTTTCCGGCGGCGGTGGTCCGCTCGTCCCACAGCTCCAGCGGTATCTGCCCGATATCCTGGACGATGCAGTTGACGGCCGCCATGACGGTCGCCACCTCCATCGCCGTCTCGCGCGTGACGGCGACGCCGGTGTCGCCTCCGCCGGCGGCGGCCAGGAGGCCCGACGGCGACTCGCCGTCCCGACGGAACAAATAACTCATCATGCGATGGATGGTGTCGAAAATACCCATAATCTCACTCTCACACGCCAACCCACGTGTCGGCCGGCATAAACATGTGCAGATGTCTCGCGATCAACGTCGCCACCACGCCGTCGATGCGGCGGCGGAGGTTCGAGCCCTTCACGACCATCACCTGTCCCGTGGGGCCCCGCCGGATTTCGGCGTTCCCGAAACACCAGCTCGTCACCGGGTTGCCGTCGTGGGCGAGCGACCCGGCCAAGAGGTCCGACTCCAGCCGCAAGGCCGTCTCGGACAGATTCCAGCCCTGCCGGACCTTGTAGACCGTGAATCCCACGCCCTCGAGATAGTCGCCGCACGCCTGGGCACGCCACGGGTCGAACCCGACGCCCACGACCGGGTACGGAAGCGACCGTATCCACTCGGCGACGTGGCGGTAGTCGATCTGCGGGCCGTCGATCAGCGTCAAATAGCCCGCGTCGGCCATGGCCCGGTAGTCCAGTTCGCGGGGGCCGCGGTCGTCCAGGCTGCCCGACGGAAGCCAGTAGTGGGTGCGGTAGTACGTGCGGCCGTCGGGCAACTCCAGGCAGACGCACGCCGCCGTCAAGTCGCCCACCGCGGACAGGTCCACGCCCACGTACGCCGCCGCGCCGTCCAGCGTGGCCGCGAGGGACGGGTCGGCCAGGGCGTCCCAACGCTCGGCCGGGAGCCAGGTCGTGGCGCGGCTGGTCCAGATGTTCAGGCGATAGCGACGGAACGCCTGCCACTCGTACGGACGGATGCGGGCGGATGCGTAATCGGACACCAGCTGGTCCAGCGACAAAATCTCGCCGACGGCGGGGTTCGCCGCGGCCAACTCGGCCGGCGTGTACGTCTCCTGGTCCGCGGCCTCGTAGAGCACCACGAGCGTCTCGGTGTCAATCACCGCCGCGCCGTCGCCGCCGGGCGGCGTCAGCAGCCGTTTGGCGTCGGCGTAGACCTGGTAGGGCAGGCTCTGCCGGTCGTCGCCGGCGGTGGAGATAATCGCCTGGAGCGGCTGTTTGCGGCCCGACCCGGCGTAGCGGAGCGAGTCGTACAGGTCCGGCGCGCGGGCCAGCGTGGCGTGGGCCTCGTCGATGATGACCAGGCTGCCCTTGACGCCCTGGGCGTTGTCGGCCGAGGAGGTCATCGACCGCATGACGCCGCCGATCGACGGCACCGCCAGCGACATGCGGTACGCCAGCGGCTCGACGTGGCGGCCCCAGGCCGTGGCGTGGCCGCCCCCGGCGGTCAGACCCAGCAGGTGCGAGGCCTCGTCGTAAATGTCGCCGGCGTTGCGGGCGGTGGTCGAGACGGCCACGCAGTGCGGACGAGGCTCGCCGTCGGCCAGCAGCATGTACAGGGCCAGCAGGGCCACCAGGCTGGTCTTTCCGTTCTTCTTGGGGATGTACACGACCAGCCGCGAAAATCGCCGGCGCCCGTCGGGTTTCCGCCAGCCGAACAGCGGCTCGATCACGCGCTGGACCTGCCACCTCAACGGCGTGTACGGCAGGGTCGCGTCCATCGGGTTGCGGAGCGTGGACGCGAACCGCCGCACGCGGTCCACCGCGGACGGGTTCCACCGACAGCCCGCGCGCGCGGCCGCCAGGTCGCTGGCCGTCAGGATGCGCTCGGGTTGGATATCGGTCAGGGGCATCGGTCACTCGGTGTTTGCGGGGGTCGGATGGTCCAGTTGGTCCAGCAGGTTTCCCAGGCCGTCGGCGGCGGTTTTCACTCCGCGGACCTGCGGGGACAGTCCAAAGGCCGTCAGGATGCGCAGGGCCGTCATCATGTGCGTCTGGATCACGTCCAGCAGCGGGTTGCGGTACTGCGCCCCGCGGGCCGACCGGATCAGCGACTTCCGCCCGCCCTCCGCGAATTCCCGCAACGCGCGGCGGTACGACAGCAGCGACTCGACCAGCATGCCCAGCACCTCGGCGTACTCGTCCTTCCACCCGCCGGTCTGCCGAATCAGCGCCAGCAGCCCGTCCCACATCGCCGACGATTCCGCGTCGGCGCGGATGGGGGGTGGGGCCATGTCGGCCAAGTTGTCCATAGGGGTAGGGGTCATATGGCACGCGCTATTTCGGAGGGGCCGCTTGGGTGTTTAGAGGCCAGAAAAAATCATACACTACACCCCCCGGAGCGACTTGTGACCGACCGCACCATGGCAGTCTTCGCACAAGGCACGGAGGTTCGTCGGCTCGAACGAAAGGTCGGGCCGATCCAGGCGAGGGAGTATGTGATCCACGACGGCCGACAGTCGTTCATGGCAGTGCTGACAGACCGGCGAAGCCGCGATGATGCTCCGCGACAGCCGCCGCCAGCGGACGCTATTATAGAAGGTCTCACGCTCCAACCGGGCCGCGCGGGCGGCGGGACTCTCGGCCTGCCGGCGCGTGTAGACCAACTCGCGGCCAATCTGTGGATCAAACGTTTTCACGACCAGGCACGATCACCAGTTGACGAACGGGAACCGGCGGCGAAGCTCCTCGCGGGAACCGCGGCCATACGGCTGAGGATGCGGCAACCCCGCCGCGACAATCTTACGACAGGCGCGGCGGATGGCATGAGCGACCGTAGATTGTTGCACGCCACACCATTGGGCCACTTGCGACTCGGAGAACCCCTCCGAGTAGCACTGGGTCAAATAGTGAGCCTCTACAGGCGTCAGACCGACTTGTTCCATCAAGGTCATACCGCAGTCCCTCTATATATATAGCCAAAGTATGACGCGCTCATTCGATTTCCGCAGTGAGCGCGTTGTAACTTCTTATCTATCAATCATATAAAAATTTTACGCGCTCACTCTATTCACACAATGCTTCTATTGTTACCTATATTTCTATCTATCCCACTACGTACTGGAGTTACAAAAAGAAGGAGACTATGAGCGCGTCGCACAAATAATTCGCGCACAACATCATACATGAACTCTATTTACGGTACGCGCTCACTCCCAACCGTCAGTGAGCGCGTACCGCGCAAAAAAATATAGTTAACTCACGAATATATATCATGTTATACAACGCGCTCACTCCAACCATTCCCGTGGACGCAGTGAGCGCCTTTTTTGCGTCGGTCATCTGGAAAGAAAGAGGGGGCGCGACGGGGCGTCGAGCACGGACACGCCGGTCGGCGGGTGAGCCGTCGCCCGCGGAATCCCTGACGGCATATCGAACACATACCGCTCGCGAGATTCATAGTCTCGCGGCAACAGGCCGTCCAGGTAACAGCCGTAACACAACCCCGACGTGGAGGCGTGCTCGGCCCGGCCACCGCACGCGGCGCACGGGCTGATCCGCGGCCTCGCCATCATGTCGCCCCCGTCCAGTCGGCCGGCAGTGTCCGACGCAGCGCAATGCCGGTATAGTGCCGCTCATCTCCCTGCGCGGAATGCTTGCGATATCGAGATACCGTCGGCGCCGCGGCCATCAGATTGCGGCTCCACACGTTGATCGGCGGGCAGGAGCGGCCCGTGTCGCCGCACCAGGTCTTGTAGTCGGAGTACAGGTCTTTCATGGCGCACGTGGCGTCGGGGCGCAGCTCACACCGCTGGTCGATCCAGTCCATGACGGGCGAGGACAGTTCATGCGAGAGTTCCACCACGTCGCGCGCCGACGTGGGCACATGGAAGCGGCCGCGTTCGCGGAGACTCGCCAGGCCGTCGATGGACCACGACAAGATGCCCGGCAATTCGGCCAGGAGGCGGTCGATCAGGGTCAGGTCCTCGCAGCCGTACCAGGAGCGGGTCATGCGTACCGGCAGCCAGCGGCCGGCCATGGCGCCGGAGGCGTCGGGCAGAGACGGCACCTGGTTGGTGGCCACGACGATGCGCGTCGTCAGCCGCACCTCGGCGGGCACGGGATTGTACTTTCTGTCCACGGTGATGCTGTCTTGCCCGGAGATCGTCAGCAGCCGCTCCATCGCGGCCGTCGCCTCGAGCGCGGAGAACCGCGGCTCGGACATGAGGGCCAGCGTCTTGCCCAGCAGGGCCGTCGGACCGAACCGGTCGGCCAGCAGCGTCACGGTCGGGTAGCACACATTGCCCGTCCCGACCAGTTCGGCCAGGATGCGGAGTATCGTGCCCTTGCCGGACCGTCGCGGCCCCAGCAGCAGGAGAATTTTTTGTTGGGACATATCGGCCGTCAGGCAATATCCAAACCATTCCCGCAAGGTCTGAATGGACTCCTCGTCGGCCGGCCATATGGCACGCAAGAACGTCAGCCACTCGGCCGGCTCCGGGGCGGCCGCGTCGTAGGCGACGTCCGAGGCCGCGTAGGTCAGCAGATCGGGCGTCGCCGGGTACAAGCTCCGCGTCGGCAAATACAGGAAGCCGCGTCGCAGCGGCAGGATATCGCCCACGGGCAGATCGTCGCGGCCGGAAATCCACCGGGGAACGTCGCCGGCGATATGCGTGTAGTCGCACAGGGTTTCGTACGCGGCCTCGACGGTGAACGGCGCCGCCGGAAACGGCAGATAGCCGCCGTCCTTCTGCGGCTCGACGGCCTCGTGCATCCACTGGAGCAGGTTTCTGCGCACCGCCCGCGGCGGGACGTTCACGTACTTCCCGTTCATCCATTCGACCAGGCGTCCGTCCACGTGATGCAGGGTGCGGAGGGGCGCGGCATCCGGGATTCGGGATTCGGCCTCCGGCAGCATCGCCTCCGTCGGCCGCCAGGAGTGAAACTCCCGCACATACGCCTCGGCCGTCGGCCGGGTCCGCCGCCGGGAAAGCAGCAGACGGCCGCTGGTCGGGTGGCGTTCGCCCAGGCGGGGCGGTCCGTCGGGCGGCGGCGGGGCGGCCGGGTCGGAGGGGCGCGGAGCGGACGCCAGCGGCGGGGGGCGTCGGGGCTCGCGGGCGCCGGCGTCGAGGGATTTGGAGAGGTGGTACTCGACATCTTTGCGGCCGTCGGTGTCCACCAGGCCGTTGGCGTAGCAGGCCGCCAGCAGGCCGGCGACGGCCTCGCCGCGGTCGAGGACGCCGCCGCCGACCAGTTGGCCCAGGGCGAACGCCGAGCGGTTGAGCCGCTCGCCGCGGCCGCCCTGGGGCGCGGCCGACAACGCGGCGATCTCGCCGGCCAGGGCCTTGCGCGCGTACTCGGCCGACGCGGAGCCACGGGTCCGCGTCGGCGCGGGGACGGCAGAACCCGACGCGGCCGCGGGGTCGGCCGCGGCGCCAGGAACGGCCGTGGGAACGGCCGCAAACAGGTCAGGCGACGACGCCGGCCGTTTGTCGCCCTGGAGCCTGTCGAGGATGTCCTGTGGGAGCATCGCCAGGCCGATCTCCCACGGGGCGCGGCCGTCGTACCAGGTGTACGCGGCCCCCGTGTCGGGGTGTATGGAGCCGGGGAACACGACTTGGCCCGCCTCGGCCTTGACATCGACGGCGGGCAACAGCTTGCCGGATGAGTTGCCCAGGGTCACACCCTCGGGCAATCGAAAGTAGACATGCCACCCGCCCGACCCCGTGCGGGCGGTGACGGTCGCGGGCATATTGAGCGCCTTGACGGCGGCGGCATCGTAGACGGGTTTGGTCACGTCGAGGTCGATGACGACGAGCCCGCCCGACGCGGCCCCACAGCGCAGGCCGACATTGCCGGCCCCGCACCAGGCGAGCGCCTGGCTGAGCGGCTCGCGAGGGCACGCCTGCCACGCCGGCAGCGTGGGGCGCTTGCCGCGGAGCGGCGTAAACGACCAGCCCAGTTCCGTGTATCCATACTCCACGCTGCGGCTGCGTAGCCGCAGCGAAACCGCATCATCCATAATGGTACTCCTCGTGAAGGCTGTAGACTTTAGGCTGTAGACTTTAGGCTGAAGGCTGTAGGGAGAGGCTGATGAATCCATAGGCCGAAACGCTCATGTCGGCGCCTACAGCCTACAGCCTACAGTCTAAAGCCTTCAGTCTTCAGCCTTTCGCCACCGGGCGTCCGCCGCGCTCGTGCGCCGTCTGGCGCCGATCCGGGAACACACGCGGACAAGAGGGCCGCTCCCGCACGCGGCGAACACGCCGGTTGTGGCAACCGATTTCGTCAGGCTGCAGGCGGAAGGCTGTAGGCTTTAGGCTGTAGGCGCCGACATGAGCGTTTCGGCCTGTGGATTCATACGCCTGCGCCTACAGCCTAAAGTCTACAGCCTACAGCCTTCCGCCTACAGCCTGACGATCACTTCAGGACGTAATCCGGCGTGTCGTAGTCCGGCGCGGGTCCGCCGTCGGCCAGCGCCATCGCCTCCAGGATGCACACGCGGCCTTCGATGACCGTCCAGGAACGCCGGCGGCGGCCGAAACGTTGCAGCGTTCCCCGAGGCACCGTCTTTCGCATGGCCACGACCCGGAAATTACCGGAAGGCAGATGTACGATTTGTCCGATGTGGGCCATTACGCGGGGTCTCCTTTCTTGCCTCGACACGGCCACAACGAATCGTTTTTCGACTGCTCCAACAACAGTTCCGCTTCCGCCCTGTAATATGCGTCATTCACGTGGCGCCTCCTTTCTTTTTCGCGGCCGCTTTGCGGCCGCCGGCTCTCCCGGCGGCGCAGGCCGATTGAGGCCGTGCTTGATGTTCCATCGCGCGCAGAGGGCCTCCATACAGTCGATCACCCACACCGCCGGCGGCGGCAGTGGGACGCTCACGACGCGTTTGTTCCAGTCCATGTATCGCGGCTCCGCCCACTCGAGCGCGAGGGCGTCGTTGAGCCGCTTGGCGACGTCGGGAATTTCGAAAGGTTTTCCGTCGCGTATCTTCGCCAGGACGACGACACGCTGTGCGTCTGTGGGCGTTGCGGCCGCGGGAACGATATTGACGTAGCGTCGGCCTTCACGGTCGACGGCGAGCATCGTCAGCGTCAGCAGGAGGCAGTCCGCGGCGTGGTTCCTGTTCCAGACACCTGGCCGTCCCAGCGCGGCGGACAACTCCTTGCGCAGGGCGATCCCGTATCGGTACAGCGCGAGGGCGTGCTTTTCTTCCGGAGTGTCCGGGAATTTCCGCTCGTTGGCCCTGCGCTCCGCCGCCGCTTTTTTTTCGTCGGCTTTCCGCTTGGCCGCGCGGGCTTTTTCCTTGTCCTTTTCGGCCTGGATTCGAACGGGGTCTTTCGTCCAGATCTTCGAGGCGACCTCCAGGGCCATCGCGGCCAATGCGTCCGACGAGCCGCCCAGGAAATGCGTCCAGAACCGCTTGTGCGAAACCGCCGTCCCGCGAGTGATCGGCTGATCCTCGCCCCCGTGATCGACGGCGATGACGTTACACCACTCCAGGTAGTCGCGGGCACGATAGAAGTTGATCCCGGCATTCGCATCGCCATTCCGCAGCGCGGGCGGGGCCTTGGCGTATGCCTGCTCCAACCGGTCGAGTTTATCGCCGCGGAGGAAGAGCTTGCATCGGTCCGGGGACGCGGCCAGGATACAGGCGTCCATGCACTCCATGGTGCCGATCCGGCCGCCCGCCTGATCGACCACGGAGATCAGCACGCCGCAGATCGCCCGATCCCACGCCGTGGACGGGTATTCGCCCGGTTCGCCGATCCGCTCGGCACGAAACTCCGACGGCGACCTGTCGCACAAGAATTTTCGAGCGGCGGCATGGACGGCATCACGGGACGCCACCTCCTCCTCGTCGCCGTCGAACGACTGGCCCCGCGCAACAGCGCCCATATTCGCCATGACCCTCCGCACCTCATACAGGGCGTCCTCGCCGCACGCGGCCTCGATCTCTTCATCCGTCAGCCACGCGGCGCGGCGGAACACGGCCAGGAGCACGTCGAGTTTCCGCTCGATGCGCGACCACCGGGCGACCTCCGACGACCCCGCCACCCAGCGCGCCGCCGCCAGAGGTGCCGCCGACGGCGGGTCCGCCTTGGGTGGCTCGATCCGCCCGGTCTGGACACGTTGCGCATCACACTCCCGGCCGGCCTCCGCCGGCGTCATCGCCTCCGCCGCTGACGGCCCAGCGCCCGCGGCGTCCGGTGAATCGGCCGTCGCGTCGCCGGGCCCGTCGGCAGCGCCAAACGTCGTCGTCTGTACTCGATTCTCGTAGTCGTCACATGGTTGCGTGTCCGTGCAATAACGATGGCCACCGTTCCCTCGTATGCTCAT